TCCTGCCTCCGCAACTACAAATGGTCGAAATTCCTTTATACAAAGGGACTTCGGCCATTAATCGTTTATGGGCGTTGCGGAGACTCGGACGGTAGCTCGGACGCTGATTGTTTAATAGCATTGGTTGCCATCTGGCGAACAATGTAAAAAAATGTACACTTCTGCGAAAAAACTTTTATCTGTAAGAGATATAGTAGGATATACTCTTCCGCGGTTACATACTGGCAAACACTGGTATGTAGACTTTTATGCTTATGACCCCACTATTGACGGGCTTCGCCGCAAGAAATATATGCTCGATGGCTACAAGCTAAAGGAGCGTAAGCACATCGCCACCGTGCTCATCACTAACCTCACACAGCAGCTCACAGCCGGCTGGAACCCATTTGTCAATAATGATAAGGCACGTAGCTACACAACATGGGAAGCCGTGGTGAAGCGCTACACTGATTATCTGAAGGTGGCTGAGAAGAAGAGTATGATAAAGTCGAAGACGGCTACTGATTATCGCAGCCGTTTGGCGGTATTGCTCTCCTACATCGACGAGGCAAAGACCTGCATAAAGTATGTACACCAGTTTGACCGACTCCTTGTCTTTGATTTTCTTGACTACATCGTGTTCGACAAGGAGCGGTCTGCCACGACTCGCAACAACTATCGCACATGGCTGTCAACCTTCGCCACGTGGCTTGTGGATAGGCAGTACATCACTGAGAACTTCGTTGAGAGTATCAAGATGATGAAGGAGACCGAGAAGTTCCGCGACAGCATCAAGCCCGAGGATCTGCGTAGATTGAAGGAATACACAAAGGAGAAGCGTCCGGCGTTCTACCTCGCTTGTCTGATGGAGTATTACACCTTTATCAGACCGGAAGAACTGCGTCACATCAAGATAGGCGACATATCAATAAAGGAGCAGTGCATAACGATACCTGCAGAGGTGGCGAAGAACGGCAAGGAGCAGGCGGTAGCACTCAACGACACATTACTGAAGGTGATGATCGAGCAGGGCGTGTTCAGCCACCCGTCACAAGACTATCTCTTTGGCAAGCACATACGTCCTGGCAGTGAGCAGATAGCGGTGAACCGCTTTAGGCAAGAATGGGTACGTGTCCGGAAAGCTCTCTGCTTCCCCGACACATACCAGTTCTATAGCCTGAAGGACTCAGGAATTCGCGACCTCGCCAACGCCGAAGGCATTGTCGTAGCTCGCGACCAAGCGCGACACTCGGACATATCTGTTACCAATAGGTATCTGAAGAGTCCGAAGGTGGCGCACGAGAGTACAAAGCACTTTGTTGGCGACTTATAAGCACTTGTAGAAGTAGCCGGTCTTCACGCGGTTCACGCTACCATCAGCCACCTCTACTTCTATCTTTTGACAGATAAACTTTTGGTTTCGGAAGATGTAGATCTTTGAGGGGTCGGGGATTTCATCAGTGATGAACTTGATATTGTGGAGGTTATGGGTGTCGATATTTATTTTTGTATCATAGCCCACTGCAGGCCCTGCTCCCCAGCTACCGAAATGCCACTTGCCTTCCTCGTCGCGATAGCCTCGTCGAGGCAATATGTTGAGGGAAAGGGAAGCTGTTTCACCGCTGCCGACCCAGTCTGGGAAACGTCGATAGTCAGTGAGTGTAGTTGGGAACCTTGCAAGGGTATCCTCGTTTTCAAGTCTTGACGAATACGAGCATGTCTGTCGTTTCACAATATTTACCACGTTCACACCCTGGAACATCACGGGGAGCTGACCTTCATCAGGCTCTGCGTCGTTGCTCTCTATATCGCTGCCCTCCATTGCATCTTGTACGGAAATGTAAGTGTCGTCGTCAGAAGATGAAGTTTTGTCGAGAGAAAAGTCATTGGTGTTCGGTACGGAAGCTAAGCACACGTGAACGCCCTTTATCTGAGAAATGGGGTCAAAGGGTCTTGCGTCAACCTTACCCTCAACGATAGCTGCAGGACTTATTTTTAATGCTATACTATCATCACTCTCTGTATCACGAATGACCGGACTAAATAAACCGCAGAGTACGCATTGCTCTGTGTTTATTGCTGAACCTGGTTTTCCTATGGGTTCTAATGACCCCGTTTTATCTGAGAGAATAGCCCAAACATAATAGTCGCATCCGACTTTAAAAATGGTAGTTCGGCGCTCTTTGGTCATCATCTTATTAGCTGCAGTAAGCATATCGTCAACCGAAGTGTATTCTTTTGTTGTAAACTCCCGGAAAACAGAAATAGGTATGCAGTCTCGCCAGTCTCGTGCTGTAGATTGGTCAAATTCGTACTCAATATTCGATGTCGAAAGGTATTTCACCCCATCTTCATCATATTCTGAAGAAAACTCGTCGAGACACTTATAAGTGATGGCAGAGTTAGAAGTCACCTCATCGAAAGGCAGAATGCTAACGGTTTTCTTCACTTCGTCGAAAATAAACCTGGCATTCAGTAATTTTTGCACCTCCTCGATAAAGGTGTAAACTGACCAATGTGGTAGGGAACGTTTAATACGAGCCGTACGACGAGCTGAAGCGACTATAAGTCGATTCCATGGTTCGCAGTCAAAATCATTGCGTATGAGTGTATAGCCCTCGTATCGGAGCACTTGTTTCAATACGTAAAACAAGTAAGGCTGCACGGCTAAGTATGTCATAAGTGCCACACTCGTTCTCTTGTACGTAATGTTATTTATAGTGATTTTGTCCGGCTTGATTTTAAGGATATTATTTGATGTGTAGCCAGTCTTCTCGTCGAATATTGGATTAAAAGCGACTACGCCAGGAGTACCGACCATATTATAGTCGGTAAGATCTATCATCAAAGTACCGAATCCCCTTTTCACGGGAACTTTACTAATGCCCACTTTATCATAGTGCGAGCGATTTATGCCCTTTGTAATGTAGAGTGATGGATAGTCAATCTCGTCTATAAAATGTTTCTCGAACTTCGAGTTAAACTTGATGCGTGAAGCACCGCCAACGATTTGCAGCTTTACGGTAGTATTGTTGACAGACGTGACGGTGCCTTTACCGGATATTATAAGTTTGTTGTCAGCGTAGAGTTCGCAGGTCTCGAATGACGATATGCGTTTTCTGACATCGAGGCGGTGGATATTATTGAAGACAACAGCATTCTGGTGTATCGACATCGGGAATGATATGTCGTACGTGTACGTGCCGGAGTCTTGGACGTATGGGTTATTCAACGTTATTTTTATCTTCTCAGAGGATGATGGATAGGCGATCTTGCCGTCTAAAGTGCAGTGTATCATATTCTATTTTTATGTGCGTGAATTTAATTTTTTATAGTGGTCGAGGTTCTTGGCAATGCCATCATCGCCATCGATGTAACACTTGGCATGTATGCCCTGCGCGAGCACCAGCGATAGTTGGTCGATAACATCGCGAGCTTCGCCGAGGGTAGCATTCAGCTCTGAGTTGTCGGTGTTGACCGTCACCGATGGCGCAGACACCACCGTAGCACCGCCCTGACCGAGCGAGCGCGATATGTCAGCTGCAGTAAGCGACCCAACCGTATTATTGCGTTGCGCCTCGTCGATGAGCTGCAAGGCCGGCAGAACCTGCGGGTTGTTCACCGCATTGTGGTTAGCTACGAACTCGCCCTCGTGCACGATGCCCGCCTTGCGTCGATAGCTCGAGCCGCCCGTAAAGCCACCCTCGTAGTAGCCAGCCTCCTGCGCTTGCTGCTGCTTTTTGATAGTGGCTATTTGTAGCATACCAGCAGCGACAGCTGTAGCTGCAGCTATAGGGGCGAGAATATAACCAACGAAAGGAACTTGCGCAGCGGAGCTATAGGCATTGATAGCAGCCATCGCTGTTGATGCAACAGCCTGAGCTAACTGTATAACCATAGCTCGCTTGTTAGCCTTTTTCTTGGCTGCAGCGAGTTCTTTGTCACGTTTCTCTTCAAGTTTTTTTCTCTTTGCAGAGTTGTTGCCTGCAGCTTCTATCTGTTTATCGTAGTTGGCATTGATACGAGCCGTTTCGAGATCCGAGCACGCTTGCGAGTATGACGATGCTGCCGACAACATAGTGTTCACCGTATCGAACGCCTGCTGCATAATAGCCTTGCGTGCCTCTTCTTTGTTTCGCGCTATCTCCGTCATGCGCTCCTGGAACTGCTCGTAGGTAATGAGCTGTTGCTCGTACATGGTTTGCACAGCTGCCATTTGGCCACTTGCACTGTCGGCGTTGTCATATTGCGCCTCGAGCACCTCCATTTGTGCGTTCTTCTTATCCTCTTCATTTTGGCGTACGGACTCCAGTTCTTTGTCGAGTAGCCACTTCTGTTCATCGTACTCATCGCCTCCGTGCTCCTTAATGATGGCGAGACGGTCTTGGTGATATTGTCTCTCTGCCTCTTTTAGCTTCTCGTTATATTCCTCTTCGGTCAACAGTCCTTGTGTGCGTTGCTGGAGAAGTGCCATTTGTTCTGCGTTGTATGCACGCGTTTTTGCGTCAAGGCTCTCTGTCATCTGTCGCTCCTGAACATCAACAAGTCGTTTGCTCTCGGCGATAGCTGCATCTACCATCGATTGCTGTGTTTGTGTTGTGTCCTGGTCGTACTTTGTTTGAAGGTCTACAAGCTTAACATAATACTGCTGTTTCTTCTCATATATTCGCTTAGCATACTCGTCTTCATCTATCTCTTTACGTTCGAGCTGCTGCTTGAGAGCCAGTTCATCGGTGTCAAGCGTATGCTTGAGTGCGGAGCTCTCTTTGTCGTACTTCTCTTTCTTTGGGTCTGTCTTAGTGGTATTGCTGTTGCCACCGCCATTACCTCCATTACCACCGCCATTACCTCCATTACCACCGCCATTGCCACCATTGCCACCATTACCACTGCCGTTGCCACTGCTATTTATGGTTAGATCGGCGAACGCTTTGCGTAAGCCCTCATCGGAATTTATGAGTTTGGTAAGTTCGCGTTCTCGGGCATCCAAGATACGTAAATCGCTTTGTGCCGCCTTGAGAGCCTTTTCATGTGCGGCACGCTCGATAAGTTTGTTTGCAAGTTGTCTATTACCTTCAGTCACTTGTCCACTACCAAAACCGAATGATGAGAATTCTTTTCGTGACCGATATGCTTCGGGGTGAGCTTCTATCTCTGCATTAACATGCTTAATATTATTCACCTTGCGTCTCTCCGTCTGTTTTAGCTCAAGCCTTTTCTTTGCTATTTCTTTCTTCTGCTCGTAGATGGCTTCTGCCATAGCTGCCTGGTAAAGCTTTTTGATGTAGTCATCGATAGCATTAGCATTCTCCTCGTAAAGCTTACCCTCGTTCTTGATTGTTGCGTGGTAGTCCGGAATTATCTTTTGCAGCTCGGCAATAGCACTCCGTCGCTCTCCGATAGAGAATGCGTTTGAACGGATTATCTTAGTAAGCTGCTGCACGCGTGTCTTCTCGTCAATATAGCTCTCTGCAACTCGCTTGTTAATGGCTTCTTGCTGCTTCTTTATCGCGTTGGCTTCTTTAACGCTTTGCAAGTTGTCATGCACAGCCTTTTTGTGCGCCTGCCAAGCCTTAACCGCAGAATATACAGCAACGCCGACAACGGTAAGAACCGTGGCAAGAGCTGCCCATGGATTGGTTAGACTCGCAAGTTTTGCCTTCTCCATAGCCAGTCTGTAGGCCTCTACACCATATCTTAATCTTTTGTATGTTAGCTCAAGTGCCAAAAGAGCGGATTTAAGGAGTCTTGTTGCTGCTTCTTTTGCGTAATCAAGCGCGATACCAGCTTTTTTTATTGCGTTATGAGCAGCATCTTTTATCATCGTGGCAGTGAGGACGTTGTTATAGACCAGCATGGTTGTTGCGAGTGCAGCCAAAACAACGATGTGTTTTGATACGTATTCTATAAGAACGTACAAGGTTTTTATGCCCATTGAAGTCAGAGATACGCTATATTTAGCAATGGGCATCAGTTTTTCGCCAAGTTCGATGCACATGTCATCAAATTGTTTTTTCGCTTTATCGAGACCTGCCTGCACAGTATTGTTCTGCACATTGAACTCATTGAGAACGCTTGTACCATCTTTGTATGACTTCGTAGCTGTAGCCTGCGCCTCTCGCACTTGATCAAGATTAGAAGCCACTGATGATAGAACGCCCACAGCACGTGTACCCTCAAGTCCCATTTGTGAGAACATTGGTGCCAATTGGTCGAAGCCACCGCGATTAGACATTGCCTGCAGGAACTCTAATAATGCGCCATTCGCATCTGTCTTCAGCATGGTCGTGAATGTGCTCACCTCTACGCCAGCCAACTTTGCAAACTTCATCGGCTCCTGGAACATCTTAGTGATAAGTTGTGAGAAGACGGTAGAAGATGTCGCTTCGTCTTGCATGTTTTGGTCGAGTGCCGAAGCGAGACCCATGATTTGCGCTTGTGTCATGCCTGCTTGACGGGCGACACCAGACAAGTCGGCAGTGAAGTCAACGATGTAACCGGCATTAGCTGAGGACGACTGCGCAAGATCGTTGACAGCAGAACCCGTGGCAAGCATAGCACCACGCAAGCCTTTTGTCTTATCCTCGCCAAACATCTGCGCCAACTTGCCAATCTTGGCAACAGCGTCATCGCCGAGGTCGTCGGCAAGTGCTACGTTGATTTTGTCACCACCATCGACAAACTCCTCTACCATTTCTCTATTGGTGATGCCAAGTCTACCTGCATCTTGAGCAAGCTTGTTCAGTTCACCGCGCGCTGTACGGGTGTTCATCTTCTTAAAACTCTCGTTCATCACTTCGACCTCCTCGATGGCCTGCCCCGTATACTTAGTGACGTTGAACATCTCCTGGTTCATCGCGGCGTATTTATTGGTGCAGTCGCGTACAGTCGCAGATAAGCCAGTGACAGCTGCAAGACCTTGAGTGATGGCTCCCCAGTTGGTGTTAAAGATATTGACGAATTTCGACCACTTGCTTTTTGTCAAATCTTGCTCAGCACCGACGGCTGCAATTTCTTTTTTTAGCAATTTCGCCTTTTCTGTCAGCTCGCGATACTCTTCGGTGCCTCGATGCGTATTGGCGAGTTGCTCGTTTACGAGTTTAAGCGATGTCTCCAATTCAAGCGCAGTCGAACCGCTGATGTTTTTTAGAGTGCGGTCTATCAGAGCGTTCTCCTGCTCAAAATTCTCAGCTCGCCGTGTTGCTTCAGCTATAGCCGTATTGTATTGGCTGAGAGTAGCCGATATAGGCTGCTTCAGTTCATTAATGCGTGCCTTGCATCTCTCAAGGTGTTCTTCAAGTCGCTTGTAGTCCTCAGGATTTGTTGCCGACTTCATCTGCTGTTTGAGCACACGTGATACCTTTTCGATCTCGCCGATAGAAGCCGTCGAAAGATTTTGAAGCGTATTTATTGTATCGCTAACCCTCGATCTGTACGCATTTACATGATCTTCTGCTTTTCGTATCTCTTTATTTATCTGCTTGATATCATTTACGGACGTGCCGGAATCTTTGAGAGCCTCGGCTTTCTTCTGCTTTAGATCGTCGAGGTTTTTCTTTAGTGCTGCCATCTCGTCCTTTGCTTGTTGTGCATTAAGCGTGACGATGGTCTCGAAAGTTTGAGTTGTTGCCATAAAAAATGCTACTTTTGGTTTGTGAACCAAAAGTAGCATTTATATAAGCCCTGAAAAAATACGATATTATAGTTTGTCTTTATCAGTTTCTTTTTTTTCTTCTTCTTTTGCAAAGCCCATAAGCTCCATCCATATACGATGTTCTTCTTTATGTTTAGCTCTTAAAGCCGCTCTTTTACGGTCAAGCCTACGTCCTTCTTCTTTGAGTCTTTCTTCTCTTTGCTTGTAATTCAACGATGAAGAATAGCCATTATTTCTTTCGGCTAAGACTACAAAAAGGACTGATACTATCCAGCTGAAAATAAGTATTGCTAACATATTGCAGACGATTTAATTGGTTATACCGCAAATATACGCAAAATATTTGAGACTGCAAAGTGTAGAGCCAAAATATTTTGGTATGCGCGGTGGATCATCATCGTCGGCGATGTATCAGGCACAACAACAGCGACAGAACGACAAGCACCACCGCGCCGATAGTAAACTGCCCGACGCGCATCTGCGTGCGCTCCCACGTCGATAGCTTGCGCTCCACTGGTATGGGAAGACGTGTTGTGTCGGTCTGGAGCATTGCTTTATATATAGTGTCGGTCTTCACGCTTATGCGGTCACGCCATCGCCACACGCTCTTTAGCCTATACACTGTGTCGCCACGAGTGTAGTGTTCAACATACACCGAGTCGTGCAGCCGAAACGTGTCAGCACTCGTCCTCGCCTTATAGAGTGTATCAGTCTTAACGACCACTCGCTCTACAACCACAGGCTGCGGTGTAGAGCATCCGCACAATAGTGTCAGCATTACGCAGGCTAACAAACCTAATGCGCCGGATAATAAACCTAATAGCGCACCGCACAATATTTCTAACAATTTATCTAATGTATTCATAATGTTATAAAAGGGTTATTAGTCGGTCTCCGCCTTGCCGTAGTCTCTTGGCGGTTTGCGCTTCATACATCCGTTCACGGTACACTCGTTCCACTGCAGCTCGTGCGTGCGAAGGAGCAAGTCGTGCTTCTCCGCACGCAGCTCTCGGATGAGATCACGCTGCTTGCCAATGTCGTCGTAGAGTGAGTCTATTTTGTTGTTGAGTCTTGTGCGCTCCTCCATGTGCTCCTCGTGTTCGTGGGTGTAGAGGTTGCGCCACTCCTGGGCGTAGGCGAGGGCGTTAGCGTCCTCCTCCTTTTGTGCTGCAGCTGCCTCTTTGCGCTTCCGCGAGTTGTAGTAGAGCAGCTGCCCCACGATGCCACCGCTAACAAGCAGCGAAAGTATCTGTAAAACCATATCCATCTGCACCTCCTTACTCTATTGTTATCCAAATCTGCTCGCCTCTCTCATCCGCAGCCTTCAGCATGGCGTACACTTTACGGAACGTTGCCGTTGAGTTCAGCACCTGACCGACGGCTTTGTTCAAACCGACGAGGATGCAGCCATCCGTGTCCATCGCCGTGTTGCCACAGTGTATCAGCACACCTTGGTAGCCGGGCGTATTGCACAGTCGCGGCAGTCTGCCTTTGCAGAACTGGTACTGCGCCCGACCTCCGAACCTTGGCGACACCGTCTTCATATCGACGAGGTATCTGCCAGTCGGGATGGCGGTTTCGCCCTTAATCTTCACTCCGCATATCTGCGCCACCGACATATTAGAGGTTAGTCCTCTGTCTTTATCTTCGAGCGTGTCGCATACGTATGCGCCGTCGACGTACATCTTACCTATAGTGTAGGTGTCACGTCGTGCTATTCTCTTTACTTTTACTTCCATGATATTTATTGTTTTGTTATTATTGATAACTGTTAATAACATACCTGTTCACCATTGACTATCTTCTTTATTGGTATGCGCAACGTGAAATCGTTGCCTCTAACTATTTTCTTCATATTATTTTGTGTTCTATTGTTGCACTTTATATTTAATAGATGTTTCCATTCCATCCTACAGCAGTTAATCGGTTAGGGCTAACACCACTCGTAGGATTGCCAAAAGTGGTCGTAACCTCGCAAGTCGCGATAAGTCTTTCATTTGAGGAAATTTCATTGACTTTTAAGATTCCAGCTGAGGTCGTTGTTCCTCTTTTATTTATTGTGCCTCCTCCATGTACAACGAATGTAATGTTTGCTCTATTCTTGATTATTAGTGTTTGTCCAACATATTGTAACGCTTCGTCAGTCGGCACACCATGAAGGTTATACAAATTATCTTTAGGGTTGTAGAATGGCAATATAATGTCAACCTGTACGGTTTTAAAGTAATTATAGAAATCGCCTTGAAACTCCACGAACGAACCCGCATTAGTAAAGTCGAATAACACAACGCTTAGGGAAGCTGCGGGTATTCGGTATTGGTCAATGTTCTCTGGTGTAATGATTATCTTTTTCTTTTTAACAAAACCACTAAACAGACCTGCACCAACCTCCAGCAAGCCTTTCTCGTTCACGCTCGCGGTTGTCTCGCCGCTATTATTACGCACCTCGAACTTATCCGCCGTAGCCGTCATCTTGCCGTTCTCGATGTCGAAACCAGTGCGCAGCAGCTTGGCAGCAATGCCACTGTCCTCGACATAGCCGTTTGCCGAATCTATCCAGTCGGTAGAAGTTGCACCCACCTCCAACTTCGGCATCGTCACCCACGCCTTACTGCCTTGCAGACAACGGATAAGGACATAATTAGGTATGCCAGTGCCCTCCGAACGCCAGTGTACCCAATAACGCTTCCACTCGTCCGTAAGAGATAAACGTCGACCTCCATCGACGTTCTGTGTCGTCGTATCGCGCTCGCTATCCTCGGCGAATATGCTTAGATTAGAGCCACTCCACATGTATGCGTCGATGCTGCCACTACCTTTTGCCATAAAGGAGAGTATGTAGTCCTCATCTTTTTTGATGATGGTATTCACGCTCCATTGTGCCATCTCGACGTACCCGGACGCTCCGTACGCATATATAACGGAGCAGCCATTATTGTACGACTCATTAGTGACTACCGAGGCATCCAAGCGCATCAGGTTGCCGACTTTGGTAAACGTGCGCGTGTTGTCGAGGAGATTGCCGCCGATGTAGTTGTAATCATTGGGCGAAGCACTCCAACATACGAGATCCTTCGCTGTGCCCTCAATGAGTATAGGGTGGGCGATGTACGCCTGCTGGCTTGCGGTGGAGTCGTTAATTTTCAAGCAGCCAACAGAAATCCACTCATAAGATGCGTTCTTAGCAACGGTGAATGTGCGCTGATAGAGGTGCCAGCCTTCACTCGGAGTGACTGCATCTGCACCTAAATAAGCACTGCCATTTGGGCCTGTATAACCAGCGGGGTTGGTTTTATCAGTGGCGGAAGATTTCCATTTTACTTCGGCTGCGAAGCTCACACTAACAGACTTGGCTTTTGTCCAAAACGAGATGGTGTACGTCTTGCCCTTCTCGACATGTATATTACCCAAGCCGACACCGCCACTTTGCCACACTGGGCCAGCAGCCTTCGCCTCGGGCAGGAATACTACATTAGCTCCATCGTGTGACGACGTGCGGTATATTTTAGCTCGCAGAAAGTCTGGGCCTAAGCCTCGTTTATTGAATGTAGAGCCTGCAAGAAGGTTGCGCCGATCGGCGAGAGCATAGCCCACCTTCAGAGATATCTCGCGTGCCGACTGCAGGATCTCGGAAGAGTATTGTTGTAGTGCTGAGTTTGTTTGCAGCGGCATACCGTCCACCTTATTTGTCAGTTCTGTGTAGTTTGACTGCAGCTGACGCGAAGTCGTTTTGAGTCCGCCTAAGTACTTGGTGTAGTCTAAGTGCCACGTCAGACGCACGACGAACGTCTTGCCACCCACCACCACCGACACATCGACATAGCCATCGGTGTAGTACATAGTATTGCTACCGGTGCTGTATGTGCGTATGGAGTTGATACGAACCGATGTGCCTGACACACTTGCCGTGCAGTTAACAGGCGTTTTGATAGTAATAGAACTTGCGCTCACGACGGCACCACCCTTGCGGCACACTACTGTAGCATAACCATAGGTGTTGATGCCGCCCGATGTTGTGCCGGACGGTACTCCGTCATCAGAAGTAGAGATGGTGATAGGTGCACCTTGAAGCTCAACAGTGTAAGCATCAGTGCCAGCTGTACCCTTATCACCTTTGTCACCCTTATCACCTTTATCGCCCTTGTCGCCATCTTTCACAGCCACAATGGTTATCCAGCCACGTGCAAGTATTGTTGCCATATCTTTTCGTTTTTAGAAATAGGGTGAGGTGCCCTATTTTGACACCTCACAAGTAAATGTACCTCTCACTGCCACATCAGCGTTCGCCACCGTTACATACGGCTTTGTAGAAGCATTCACTGGACTTGATGTGCCATTCCAGTTCGTTGCTACGCCGCTCGAGTTATACTTAGTCCACTTGTACTGAAATTGGCAAGCGTGGGCACTATCAGCCTTAACAGCTGCGCCGTCTTCGACCATCTTGCCATCCTTCCATAGACGTGCGAACAACTCTGTAGACTGAGCTCCATTGACAATTTTGTCGCCAGTGAGTGAGTAAACCTCTACGACATAAGGGTCGCTGGCATCAAAGAATGTGACAATGGCGTTAGCAGTATCAGCACCATCCTTCACCGTACAGCGGAATGTCTGGAAGTTCAGTACATCGTCGGCATTCACATTCAGTGTGCTCACACCACCCGATGTGGTGACGTTGCCAGCTGCTACTGCACCCCAGGTGCCAGCACTAATATTGAGCACCTCCCACGTCATGCTTGTCAGTGTAGTGTCTTGCACATTGCCGCGGAAGAATTTAGCCACAGCACGCAATGGCTTGGAACTGTTTGTAGAGTCGAATGTGTTGCCGTCAGGAGTCTCTATCTGCACCGTCTGTAAAGCACCACCCGACTTTGCCAAGCTGATAGTCAGATAACCTCTACACTCCGTGGTAGCTTTAGTCTCGGGGTCGGTATAGGTACATGCCCACTCGATATTCTTCACGCTGCCATTCTTCGCAATGTTGTTGACGATGTTGAGCTGATACGACTTGCCGCTCACTGGTGTTGCTGCTGCGCCATCTACAGTCCACTTCCATTTGGTACAAGCTGCTGTCGGAGCTTGGTCGGTCGAGCTACCCGTCACATACACACGAGCTGTGATGACGTTAGGTGCACTCGTTGTGTAACTCGGAGCGTACACATCAGTATCAGGAGTGAAGATTTGAGTCTGACCCCTTGAAGCTTGCGTGAAACACTGAACGGCTTTGCCGTCGTTAAGGTCAACGATCGTGATTTGACCATTCGCTAATACTTTTGCCATAATTTCTTGTTTGTTTAAATTAACAATATCTATATAAATCGTTAAAAATGAAATCTAAATTAAAACCTCACACTCAAACTGCGCCTGCCTTACGACATCATCACTACTCACAACGCAGACTCTACCGATACCCTCATGCAGAGTATTCCACGTTGTATCATCTGCCGTATCTGCCGATTGTCTTCGCCACGACCACGCGCTATCGCTTATGGTGTCGCTTATGTCCTCGCCGTTGCGTAACAGTTTAGCTTCGAGAGTCAACTGCCCGGTGCCGTTTATCATCACCGTGCCCGAACTACTCGTTATCACTATTTGGTACGCCAAGCCATCCTCGCCAGGATCTCCCTTCTCTCCCTTCTCACCTTCGATTTGCTTCAGCCAGTCTGCCGAGCCGTTCACCGGCTCAGCTGCAGTACCGCTCTCGTTAGTGCAGAGCCACACAGCGTTGTTGTGGTTCACCTGGTCGTAATAGTCGTAAGTAGTGCCACGCTGCCATTCACCGCGGTAGTTCACCATGTGTATAGTCTGGCCAGATGACGATATCCACTCGAACGACGTAGATGTTATGCGCGAGCCATTCGGCGACAGACAGAACACCTCTCTGCCATCATGCGTGTAGCTATTGACACCCTTGTAAGCAACGATGCGTGGCGTGTCAGGTCCAGTAGTCTCTAACATAAGCACCCCTTGACGATCCATCTTTGCAGGGTCTTGGCAGCCGTCAAGCACAATGGTATCTCCTGCAGTTGGCTCATCGCTACCCTCCGCGCAGTTACCTTTGGCGAGCACAATCCAATTAAACAACTTGCCATCATAGAGCACATCACCCATACCATTAGTAACCACTTCAGCCTCGGTGCTCACCTCTGTTACAATGCGCCAGTAGAGGTGGTTCTGTTTGCCCTCGTACACACCAGGCTTAATGTCGAAAGTCTGGCAGCGTGCTTGGTCGCCAATCTTCCAATAGTTCTGAGTAGCCGTTGTGCCGTCGTCTGCGAGCAAGAAACACTTCCACCCGGTGAGGTTGCGTTGAAGGTCATATATTTCTTGCACAGCCACAATCTTGCTACCAGCACCACTGAGGTAGATATTGCCACCAACGTATGAGAGCTTGCGTACCTCCAGCTCGTTGAAAATGGCTTTACCCCACACCATAAGGTCGGTGATGTCAAGGCGATACTTGCCGTCGCCACGGTCTACCAAGCCGAAGCCCGACTGCGATTCGGTGCTGTAAAGCATCGATGTGAGTTTGCTCAGTATTGCTGAGCCATCTTGAGCCATGCCGTGTGTACCAGAACCTACAGATAGTCCGCGCAAGAAGCGTATATGCCCCTCAGCCTTGTCGTCAATGTCGCGTCGCAGAAAACGGCTTAGGTCCAGCTTCTGCTCAACGACCTGCAACAGCCCCAGCAGCGCATTGCCGATGCGTTGTGCGGTGTTAGCATGAGTAGCACGCTCGTCGCGTATCTGCTCCAAGTCTTTGCGTAGGCTATCGTTATTTGTTGACATATTACTCTGATGTTATTTTTATGATACAAAGATAAGGCGATGGAGGTGAGAATAAAAAAACGAGAAAAGCACTACAGCTGCGCTACCGCGCGGTCGATGGTGCTTGAACCACCAGTGAAGAGCTGACGTAGGAATGATGACACGAGACCATTGTATGTAGTGCCGTAGTAAGCAGCCTCGAACTCGTTGAGACGGTGTAGCGAGTACATATACTTCTTTGAGAACCAGTCGCGTTTCTGCCGGTGGCGTGGGTTTGTCTTCCAGTCCTTCAGGAATGCCAGGTCGCCACCGTTGTTATGGCGGTAGCCGTTGCCGACACCACGTGCCACATAGATGCCATACTCCAAAAAACGGTGCTCTATCGATGTCACCGGGCCTGGATGTATGACACCCTGCACGGAGCGCGACAAAGCACCGGTATCGTAAACTGGTGGCGCGAACTGCATCATACGCTCGCGCCACATCTTAACCATAAACTCGCTCCAACCCTCAAGCCACTTCTGGTGCTCGGCATCGGTCATGTTCGGTTTAAGTCCAGTCTGACTGCTCATAACTAATATCTATAGGTTGTTCGTTCTGCACCATGAAGTAGAGTCCCGTCACGCCGTTCATGGCGTAGCGACCGAGCTCAGTAGAGTAGATGTTGTTCAGCTGCAGGTATGTCAGACGCTCGTCGCCGAGTCCGTCGCGATCGTGCAGCAGTCGGGAATGAAACTGTCGGAACAACTGGCGGCAGAGGTTCAACTTCTGCTCGCGCTCCGCCATGTCGTCGTAACGGTAGTGAGCTACGATGAAGACGGTGTACACATCGCGTCGGAAAAAGCCCACGCCGTTGCTGAAGGTCTGCTGCGATGTGGTGTCGTCGACCATGATGAAGTTCTTGTGCTTGCGGAACGAGTCCATAACACCTTGTATCGAGTCGGGACCAGAGCAAAGACATGGGTGGAAGTCGTGCTCGGTGGCGAGGCGGTTGCTCTTCGCGAGTTGAGCGAAGTAGTCGAGAGCCGGAAATAAGTCTTTCATATATCACGTGTATTAACTTGTTAGCTTAGGATATTTGCGCTTGAACTCTTCAGCCTCACGCGCTTTGGCTTCGAGCTCAGTAAGAGCACGCCAGCAGTCTGTCTGCTTTACAAGTGTCTCCTTTGTCACGTCGCCGTCGGTGAGAGCACGCAGCTGCACATTGAACGACTGCAGCATCGATAGCTCGGATATGTCGTCGTCGCTCTCCGTTCTGCGGAAGAAGTGTGGAAAAGCGTGCGACATGACGACTTTCACGTGAGCAAACCATGCGAGCGTGGCAAGGCGCTCCGCAGGTGTCAGTGTCAGCTCTGCTGGACGCGAGAAGTCGGGATTGCGGTAGAGGAAAGAGGCGAGCACATCGATTGCGTCATCATTGCCAGTAGAGTGAAAGCGTTGGTAGTACTTCTCCATGCAGAGGTACTCCTCGAAGGTTATGATGCGATGGTGCTCGGTGTCCTCCTGCAGCAATGGATGGACAGCTTCGAGCCCCTGGACAACATCCAACCTATTATCCATTTGCTCTATGCTGTCCACCCAAGCGAGCTGCTCCAGGAACGAGCGTATCTGCCATAGCTGCAGATAGAACACTCGTTTGCGCTTCTCACCCTCGGGCTGGTAGACACACTGCCATCCGAAGCGGTTCTTCTTGATGACGTTGATACCAGTGAAGCGCACGAACATATATGTCTTCACCATCACCTTGTCGGCGAAGGTGGAAAGCAGAAAGAAGGTGTAGCGTAGCTGCTCCTGTGTCAGCTCGCTCCACGACTTGGGGCATGTGAGTTCTATTTTTTTATCCATTGAAGAGAAATGCTGAAGATTCTTTTTTGTTGCTGAACGTCAGCATGTGTGCAGAGCTGTACGCCGTAGTAGTGGGGTAAATGCAGAATGTCTCCGGACTGCCCTCAACGAGGCGCTCCATGCGTCGGAAGAGAGCGGAGTGCAGTGCTCCATCACCGTCGGCAGCCCATAGGTCAACAAGGTCGCGCACCAGCTGAACGAACCCTCCGTACTCTGCCATGTCCTTTTTGTCTTTGCAGCGATAAGCCTTCAATACATCGTCTATCTGCTCGTCGGAGAAGCGCACGCGCAGCTGCTCCTCAGCTTCGCTGATAGCACGTTGCATAGCCTCCCAGTCCTTGTACGATCGGCTTGGGATGCCTTGTGCAAAGAAGAAGTAGTGCTCCGTGTATATGTGGCGCACGAAGTTCTGTGCCTGCTCTGTCACGCCCCACTCCTCAGAGCGCAGCTGCTGTACCACCATAGCACGCGCACGGCACTGTGCAGTGCGCAGCTGACCCTCAAGGGCATCAACACGCTGCTTCGAAGCCGGCGATATAGTGTCGTTCGACACTATGCCGAAGCCTGTAGAAGTGAGCACGAGGTCGAGCTGTCTGAACACCGAGAGGAAGGCATCTACGCACACCAACATCTTAAAGTAGTACTTTAACGGTTCGCTCTCGTCGGTCGACTCAACTCGCTGAGCACCAGGCTCGCCGAGCAGCATGTCGTAGTAATTGTTGAGTGCTGCTTCTATGGCAGGGTACACTGCCTCGAATACCTCGTCGTGTGCTGATGCGCCCACTGGCAGTGAGCGTTCAAAATCTTCTTTTAATATTGCTATCATACTATGCCTTATGAGCCTCGTTAAGCTTTGTGTAAGCTACGAGGCGAATGTTAATAATTACTCTATAGTCTCATTGCTTGCGCTCACCTTCTTTGCATCTCGCTTCTTGTCGAGCGTTGTGAGCATGATCATCGGTACGTCAACAGTGGCTTTTTCATGCCACTTGTTGTAGTGGAGTATCACGTGATACGGCTTGCACATCACGTCGTGGCAAGGCTTCTCGATAGCCTGCTTCAGCGTGAAGAGTTCGCGCTTGTCGGAGCCCGAGTTGTTCATCTGGCTCTTGCCGGGCGTAGCGCCCACAAGGTTCGGGTGAATGCCGAAGGCGAAGCACAGAGCGTTCGAGGCCTCCGACATATCGTCGCTCCAGTTTCCACCCTCCTTCTTCGAGGCATCGTTGAGCGGTACGATGCGCACCATGCGGTTCTCCTTGCCGTTGGGGTCTACGTAGTAGCCGCTGATCATCGCCTTGCCGGCGTTCTCGATGCCCGTCACGAAGTCGATGATGTTCTGCTTCTCCTGCTCCTTGCGCTCTCGGCGCTTCTGCTCGTCAGAGATCATCTCGTTGTCGCACACGTTATCCCAGTAGTCGTCGTGCACCTCAATCTGCACCCTTGGAGCCGACGTGTTCTTAATCATGTAGCGTTTGCCGATGCCTATCAGACGATAGATGTCGAACCACGTGTCGCGGAATATCGACGAGTAGTAAGGCACGGGGTATGTCTGCGTGCCCGGCGTTGCCATACGGCTCACGATGGCGAATTTGCGGTCTTTTGTAGGCTTGCGTCGCAGACCCGTCTGCGGGTCGGGCTCAGCACCCATGCGCACCAGGAGGTCGCCTAATGGATCCCAGTAGTCGAGTAAAGGGATTGCCTCTATCTTCGACTCGTCGAGGAAGCCCAAGCGCCAGTCGCCATAGAACACGTGCTCCGGCTTGCCACTATGGGTGCTCGATGCAGCTTCGAAGCGACAGTAGGAGGCATCCTTGTTGCGCACCGTCACGATACGCTCGCCGTCACGCGAGAGAATGACCACCGTCACCGAGAACGAGTAGAACTTAATATCCGTAGCCTGCTCAAGGAATACCTCCTGGAGTGAGTTGCGTAGGCAGAACTGCAGTATGTCAGGATCTGAGACATCTTGCTTTGTCTTGCGATCGACGAAGCGCACGCCCTGACCATAGCATGACACGATATTGAACTGCTGGCACTGCGCTGTAATCATGTTGGACATTATCTCGTGGCGCAGACGATAAGGCAGCTGGTCGTCGTAGCCCCACTGCACGTACTTATACTGCTTTCCGCCGACGGTGATTGGGCGCACGAGATTACTGCCCGGCAATCGATCATCGTCGAATATGGTGTTCGAGTCGGAGCCATACTCGGAAGTCACGGAGTTGCTCTGCCCCGCAGAGCCTATGCCCGACGGAGCTATGCGATATCGGCGGAAGCCTTCGGCATCAGGCTGCGCCGATGTTGGCAGAAGAGTGTTGCTATTGGTCATAAGTAAACACGTTTGTTATTGATTTGTATAATGAAAATCTGTGGCAATGCACGTATGGCACGGTTGCGAGGGTTGCGCAGGCGCACATAGCCACCTCGCCAGTTGACGTGGTGCACCAGCCACCCCTTGTAGTGCAGCATCTCGCCGGTGCCACCCTCCCACGCATGGATGTCGACAAGTGAGCGGTGCTGATAAGCCTGATCGAGCAGGCGCAGCATGTCAGCAAAGTGTATGGCGCCCATCACTCAAAGGTATTGTCGAAGGTGTTGTCAAAGATGCGTCCGGAGCGCAGCGTTTCGAACACGTTGTGGTTGCGCTGAGCATACTGGTAGCTGAAGGTGAAGCGTGGCATCGACTCGTCGTTGTTGTTGTACTCCGACTTTGAGTCGGTGACAATGACCTCTTTGCCTACATTTGGGTGTCCGTCCTTGAAGTTCACCACATGTATGCTCTTAGATCGGAAGAGCTCGTCAGCCCAATTCGCCATTGCGAACGTGAGGAAGCCCGTGTCAGCCTTGAAGGTGCGTGTCTCGGCTATCTCGTAGTTGCGGTTATACTTGCCGATGTAGCCCTGGCTACGCTTATAGGTAGGTGCCACGGTATGTGTACCCGTACAGTAGAGCAGTTCGTCGCAACCGAAAGAGTTCTCGAAAACCAGGATGGGAGCGCAGTCAGGTTCGTCTAAATCGATAGAGAACCGGAACTTGCGCTGCCCAGCCTGGACCCAAAAACCTAATAAACAACTATCAGTATCGCTAACGAACTTGCTCGGAGTAACATCAATCGTAGTATAGCGACTATTGCCACCAACGGGTGAGAGCGAGAACTCCTTTGTAGTGCCATCGTCGTACTCGGCAATGACGGAAGCCTTGTCGGTGCCGATGTAGTGTAGGTATTCTAAGCGGTTGAGTGCGGTCTGCTTCTCGCCATCTAACATCGTGAGAAAATGCGTGTTGATAAAGTCGGTAGCAGGAGTGTTGATATCTGCCTCGCAGTATATGATCTTCGACGAGATGGTGGCAGTACCGCCATCACCCTCCCAAGCGTAGTCATCTTCTTCAATCTTGATGGTGAGGTTGATGCTCAAGTACTGACGAGCATACGGAGTGAGCAGGCGGTCGAGCTCTGCGAGTGTTATCTTGCCGTCGATTGGGAAGAAACGTTCTGAGAATATCTCATTGCCGTCGATGGTAATGGTGACGGTGGTGCCTATTCGGCTGGCGTTGCCGATGTCGCCACTGGAGGGAGTGAACGAATATATCACGTCGGGGATACACGACGAGAAACATGTTGCGGGTAGCGACTGAAGAAGAGTAATCATAAATGCTTGTTATTGGTTTGCAACGGCAAAGATATAACAAGCTCGCGACACGTAAGAATACAAAAACGGCGCACCCTATTCACATAGAATGCGCCGCAAGCGAAAAATGTAAAAAAATGTTTTTTATCTTATGGCTCTATTTTATAGCATGTAGTGCATATCGCGCCAGAGCTCCCACCGTAGCGTACCGTCCTCAGCGGTCTTCAGTTCGTAGCCTTCGCCCTGCAGGTATAGCACTATATCCATTGGGTGTATTGGCATGATGCTGTGCAGCTCGTCGGCTATCTCCTCCGTTGTCTTATACTCCGCCGTGTACTCCTCGCCAAGCTGAGATTTGCCAGGCTCCGGTGATCGCGAAGCAAGGTAAGCATCCATAACGGTAATGATAGCTTCAGCGCGGCGTACTTCGTTCTCGTCTCTATCTGTTCTGTTTGTTGTCTCCATAACATTCTCCTTTCTGCTTATTGTGCTTTTAAAACTTCGTTTAGCTGTCGGCGCAGCTCGTTAAGGTTGCGCATAAGGTCGACCACCTCGCCCAGCTCTGCCGTGTCGCTAATCTCCGCCGTCTCCTCGAGCAGGCGGTCAGTGGTGTCGCGGAGCAGATCTATATTGTTCGCTAAGTTCTCCTTGTCGAGCAATACTCGTACGGGAGTACAATCTATTGTTATCATGCTTCGCCTCCTTTCTCTACTCTTTCGACAAGTTCTTCAAGAGCCTTGTAAGCACATTCGATTTCTGTCAGCTTCTTTCTGTATGTGCAAAGTCTCGCGCGACGGCGGTAGCTGAAGTGCGGTATGAGCTTCACTTCCTTCAGCGTAGCTTCCACTCTCATGCCGATAGCGTAGCGCAGCTTTTTTGAGGTCTCGCGGTGCATCTTGTGCAGACCGTGCATAGTCTTGAAACGTGTCATGCTTCGCCTCCTTTCTCCTCCTGGTTTAACTTGTAGACGTTGTAGCCCGAGAGGACTACACAGCAGAGGGCGGCGAGGATGCTGCTCTCGGCGCTGATGGCGCCAACGCCGAGAGCTATGAGCGCAGCATGAACGCGCAGAACCTCGCGGCGTGTCACCTCGAACTCGCAGATTTTGGTGTAAAACTTGCTCTTTCCGTTGAGCCACGCCTTAACGGAGGCGGTACTGATGCTAAACGGGCGCAGTTGAGCGGTGCGCTGGATAGATGCAGATGTTTGCATAATATAGGATGTTGTAGCCTTATTACCGGAGAACCGCTCCGGCGCGGGTTGACGTAGGGGTACGAAAAAAGCGGCTCGCACTTCCTCGTCTGCTACAACATCCATGCTCTCCGCCACAAAGGGCTAAAAAACACGTGGAAGGCGAACCGCCGTATTCTGTCTTGGCATCTCCACATCATGCGGAGTGCTCCGCATGGATATCGTAGCGATGGCAAAGGTAGAGATAAAAATCTGAACGTGCAAGGAATTTGCGAGGAATTTTTGAGGAATTGCGAGGAAAACGCTCCAATTTGGCGAGAATTGGAGAGAAATGGAGATAAAAAGCCGTTGCGGCGCAACAAGTTATCAATATAATCGCTAACTTTGCATCAAGAAACAAACTTACCAATATGTTAAATATACTCGGCAATATAATCGCTTTCGTGAGCACATTTGTAGTTATTACTACGCTGCCTATGACGATCATCCGCATAGCCGTGGCTACGTTCAGCCACAGCAAGCAGATGAAGGAACGCACCGAGTCTATAATTGTAGCGATAAGTATGGTTATTGCCATTATGCTTATACCATTCTACCACTATCCGTATTAATACTCCTTGCGGTTGTCGTTCTGAGTTTTGTAAAGTTCAAGCATGGCCACCTGTATCAAAAAAGCGGCTGAAATCCTCACAGACTCCCACCGCTATATAAATGTTTTAAAATTTTGATGCTGCAAAGTTAACCAATTTCGTGGAGACACGCAAATGAAAAATCCCCCGATGCGTCACGCACCGAGGGAATAAATAGATCTTTTATATGCCGCATGGTCGGGCGGCGGTGTTGAATTTATTAAACAGTGACCATTTCAATATCCTTGGCAAGTCGGCGCAGACCCGACTTTATTTTCTCCACCTGCTGATGGCGCGGCTTCGACAAGCCGCTCGCATAGTGTGAGAGCTGCTTCTGGTTGATGCCCGTTATTGACTGAAGAGCGGCAAACGAGAATATGCCACGATAGTAGTCGAGCAACGTAGCTACATCAAAATCGTAGACGAGCCGATACTCACCGTCAAACACCTCCGGGTATACATCACCGTCTTTACGTCTGCCTTCGAGCCAGAAGTCAACACTCTCCTGGACATACTCCTTAAAGCCCTCAAGGTCGCCATCGTAGGCAACAACCCAACCCGGCAGTAAGTCGCAAGCACAACAGTAGCCGTCAGCAGTACGGGCAGCTTTAATCACAACATCGTTCATAATATATTGTTTTATATGTTAATCTTAAAATAGGTGGCAGCCACGACCGCCACCTTACTTTGTCGAATATCAAAACAAGCTTCATAGATCGCTTGTTTAATAATTCAACACTGCAAAGGTAGTAATTTTACTACGAATAACCAAACAAAACAATAACTATTTTACTACGAAACATTTAAAAAGCCCTCGATGCGTCACGCACCGAGGGCTCCAATAAGCTCTTTAATATAATGAATGCTGCGAATTAGAAACTTGCAGCGGTCAATTTTTAGAAGCCCCGAAGCCGTAAGACTCCAAGGACCAAATTTATTTCTTATCTACGTTGTCCAAATCCTTATTACTTGGTGTTGACTTCAAGTAAAAAATAGCACTTATTGTAGCAGAAAGAGTGGCAACAATACCTGCAAGCCAGTCATGTCCATTAATACCTAAGTAGACCGCTGCAGCGAGGAATAGAACCACGAGCAACACAGCAAATACCTGACCAAAAATACTCTCGCGAATATCTGCTTTAATAATCCGTTCTTCTGAGTCGATACGATGCTGTTGCTGTTTCTCTGCCATAAGTAGAATACGTTCCGGGGCATTTGACAACACTTCCTTATACGCTTTGAAATCCGCAGGGCGAGGCAATGGACCGCTAAAAGTTTGGCGCATTTCAACCATTGCACTTACAATGACATTGCGCTTATCAGGATCGATGGACGCAAGCACCTTATCTACATCCGGTCTTACCACTTCTTTCTGTTTCTTATTATCTGCCATAAGCTTGCATTGACTTTTGTATATACTTGCCTACAGCAATCCAATCCTGACGCATATCGTCAACATTGTTGCCCTTCATATAATCGTGTAAACTTGCACGACGTCGCACACCGAACAGAGAATTCATGCCAGTAATAAAAGTCGGACGTTCTCTAAGTAGTAAGGAGAACGAACCTCGGATATTATAATTCAAGCGACTCATAGTAAAAATATTAATTGGTTTCATTTGCAAAGTAAGTGTTTTTTTTTGAGATAGCAACTAATAGATATGATAAAAAAGCATACTAAAAGTAAAATAATTTCACATATTATTGGATTGCGAGACTTCTGCACAGAAACAAATAAAGCCGCCCACGCTCCACCTGAAAAGATACGTCACCTCGTATATTGGTAAAAACTCAAGTCTTTGCCGACCGCATGATAACCGCAACATGGTAACCATGTAACCGCTATGTGGTAGTCATGTAACCAAAGCGGTGTAATGATGTTACCGCTATGCGGTAATGCGTGAGCCGTGAAGGGAGAAAGCAAATGCCGCCGACGCGTCACGCGCCAGCGGCAAAGATAAACGTGAAAAAATAACTGAATCAATTAAAACTAAACAACATTAGTATCCCCTAATTGAAAACCTGCAGCAAAGATACGCAGACAGATCTGAACTTAAAAATAGCATTCTCTACCGGAGAATACCACTCGAAAACTTGTTTTCGCAAGCGTTTTTGCTTCTTTTCCGCAATAAAAAGAAGCCCGGAATAGAGAAATGAGCGCGTTTTCGCGTACCTTTTCCATAGCTGCAAAATCGTAATGCTTAAAAATCAACGAGTTAAGCATTACGATTTTGCAGGGTGCAAGACTTTCTGTCTATGCAGCACTACACCGCCCTGCGCCGAGTTGGCAATTGCCGCCCTCGCCTTTAGCGGAATATGCTGGCGGTTGTGACGAGTATGTGATTTTGGCTTGTCGATTTTGCGCCCATCGTGAAAGACACCGCCGCATCGAGGACGCTCATCAGCGGTAAGGCGTAAGGGTGCGAGGTTGGCAATTGCCAACAAAAAAGCCCCGAGACGTTGAAGTCCCGAGGCTGAGTGTGAAAATAAAACAACTGTCTGACATGAAAAATTTTAAGTCAGATGAAGAGAGCCGATGCGTAAGCTTATATCTTGTAGAGCTTCATTAAAGATACGCTTCTGCTCTTCGTTTAGCGTGTAAGTCTTACCACGGACAAGTGTGCCATTAAGGCGCTGCGAGAGCCATGCTGCGCTTTTGCCGAAGTAATGTTTAGCGATGAAAGACAAAGGCAACAGCCTATAGTCTTCGTCATTAATGCGTGAGCGCAGAGCAGTCACATCACTCTCGATGTTGTCAAGTTTAGCGTTGACAAACGCTTTGGCATCATCTTTAACATCAACCGCATGGTCTTTAAGCCATGCAATAATATCCTTTTTCCTTGCTTCACTTGCAGCATCAGTTTTGCCTGCAAGACTGCCATACTCTTGTAAAATAGCGTCAATCCCTTCCATAGAATTATATTTTGTAGAGCCTCTCCCGTAGGAGAGGACTCTGGTGTTTCATTTTCTTTTTTTGAGCAGCTTGTTCAAATCATCGAGAAGTAGGTCTACTCTCTTGTTGATTTCTCCCTCATCGAACTGAAGTGCTTTAGCTAATCTCATGTAGTCTGCGATTTCTCGCTTTTTTCTGTTAATTAAATTCTCTAAACTTTCATCCATAGATTAAATTTTTAAATGTTAGACATGTTTTAAATTCACATTACAAAGGTACATAAAATATTTGTTATGTGCAAGTAAAACATAAAATATTTTTTATGTAGCAAGAAAAAAGCCGCCGACGCATCTCGCGCCAGCGGTGTACATTAATATAAACCTAATCAATAAAAAGAACTAAATACTTTTCTCCACTACTACAAGTGCGGTCTTTACCATCGTGCCGGACTCCTTAAACGATTTGTCGGGAAGTTCGCTAATATAGCCACCCAGATGCTCTACAACATCGCGCAATTCCTTGTACGGGCCGTCAGTACGCCACATAACAGCATATGAGGCTATAGCTACCACCTTGCGTTTGGCTATGGATATAGCCTTAAGAATATGCAAAGCATCTTGTCGCTTGCAGAACGGTGGGTTCATAACAATCACGTCATAAGGTTCAGAAGGTTCAAACGTCATAAAGTCGTCACCAACGACACGGAAGCCTTTCTCTATAAGTACGGCTCGATTCTTTGGGTCGAGTTCTATACAGTCGGGTGTAGGCATGAACTGAGCAATGTTACCCTGGCCAGCAGAGGGCTCAAGAGTGCGTTCGCCTGCACGTATGTCAGCGACCTTTACTATCTCACGGGCAAGAGCTTCGGGAGTGGGAAAGAACTGGAATGTTTGGCGTTCGGGCGTAAATTCACCAGTATCGGCTATGGATGTAACAAGGTCGCCCACATCCTCCTTGAACACAAAGGCCTTCTTCGCACTCGACCACTTGCCGCCGATACTCTTCAGCACCTTGGCTACACGTTCGTATAGCTTGCGTTCCAGCTGTCCAGGCAGACGTAAAAGGCTACCATCAAACTCGGAGGTCTTCAACACCTCCACAACAGATTTGTCTATCTTCATGTTTATATATGTTTATTGAATTTTTAAAAGCCTTGAATATGCGCTACGGGCATCAGCTATCATCTGTAGCGTGTCGCTGTCTGGTGGAAGATTCTCAAGCATATCTGCAATCTTACCCAGTTTTTCAGACAACCCTCGCATGTGCGCCCGCTGCTCCTTACGCTCTTTTTCTATAACAGAGATGATACCGTCGCACGACAGAAAATCCTCCTGCTTACCCTTATAGGCAAGTATCATAGTGGCAATGGAGGTAAGGCGCGACACCAACCACTCCTGGATGAACAGTGCCGGAAGCGTGAAGCGTATCTTCTTCAGCACATCGATATCCACCTTGTTCTGAAAGCCGAGTACCACATCGTCTGCAGTATCGGGTATGGCATCGAGTAGCAGGCGTGATATAACAGCCATAAGATACTGGCGCGACACACCTTGCTTAGGACGCAATGCGCAAACGTGCTTAGACAACACCGCTGGACCATCGGCATTAACCCCCATCTTGCCAAGCGTGCCAACCACCGAAATCAGTATATCGCCCTCTTCAGAAAAGACGGGGGCGTTAATTTTCTCTTTGCACCATCGCTTAGGTACAAATCTGCCTTGTACAAGGTCTGAGGCACCCACCACAATAGGCAAGCCTTCGCCTTGGTCGTTAGTTTTCTTTTTGTCTACGTTCTTGCCTTGCAGAACCTCGCAGATGTCGGCAAGTGTTACAATGTTGTCAATATTGTTGCTCATATAAATAGATTTTTACATAAGCAAAGGTAGATAAGGATCTACATTAATAGAAATACGTTTGGCAATTGCCAACAAAAAACCGCCGACGCATCACGCGCCAGCGGTGTAAAGTATAAACAAAAAATAAATGAGAAATGAGATTTTAGCCGTATGTGTTGGTTGTGCCGCCGGTGCCCTGGAACACCGGCTTGGTCTCCGCGCCTATGCAGAGTACGTCGAAGGCATCGGAGCCGTCGGTACGAGCCTCCAGCTTATCCTCCTCGGTCTCTGCGAGCTTCTCTCCACGCTTATCCTTCTTGCCGTTGTACACGCCGGCAGAGGTTATGGAGATGAGCAGGTCGGGGTTGTTGTCGCGGTTGACGAGCACTTGCAGACGGGCACGCCCGCGAAACATATTATTGATGAGAGCGTTCTTCTGTACGTGGTTCATCGGGTTGCCGAGATAAGCCTCGCGCACCGCCCAGCCCATGGAGCGCAGCGTGCGCACCACCTCTTTATGAGGGTCGTTGTAGTGCAAGCCCCAGTTGGTGCCCACCATGGTAGAGTCGTAGTAGAAGATGATCTGACGACGGCGATGATAGTGGTAGTACGTATTGAAGTCATCGAGCAGCTCAGGAATCTTGCGCTCGTATTTGACGAAGAACGATTTGAGCACGCGCAGCTTCGAGCCTTGCACCTGACCGACGACGAGCCAGTTGATGAGGTTGTTAGTGTCGAAGGCTATCAGCAACGGCAGCTTGTCGTTGCGGTCGGCATCCATGCGGCAGTCGTTAGGCAGCGCACCACCCTCGGCGTTGGCGAGGTTGTGCAGGTTGAGCACGCTCTCGTTGGGTGCCGTGTATAGGTTGGCGGTCTCGCTCATGCCGCCGTAGAAGCCGTCAGCCGATATGCTCACACGCTGACACATGATAGACGTGGCGAAGGTGAGCGGTGGGAGGTCGCGCTTGGCACGGCGTATAAACTCCTCGCCCAGGAGTGCGAGGTTCTCGATTGATGAATATTCGCGGTATAGCAAACACTGCGAGCGAAAGAAGTTGAGCTGCTTGTTGTACTCGTCTATGCGTCGCTGGATCTGCTCGTGCTTGTCGGGAGTCTTCAGCAGCTTCTGCTTCAGTCTCCATATCTGGTAGACCAGCCCCTCGATGACCTCCACCAGTTCTGGGTCTTGCTTATCCTTGTAGTTGAGGAACCAGGAGCCCTTCTTGGTGATAGGCATATCGGAAGTGATAGTCATGCCATGATGCAGAGGGAAATGGCGGAAGTACATCTCGTTGCCTCGGTTGGCTTGAAAGGTCTCGTCTTTGAGCTGCTCGAAGTCGATGAACTTCGCCTCGTCGATGATGAGATAGTCGAGCGACATCGAGTTGGATGTGCCCGAGCGGTCCTGCGAGATGACGTTGCAGACGGAGCCGTTGTAGAAACTGATGGTGTTCTCCCAGTTCGCCGGCGTGAAGATAGGCGATTTCCAGTGGAGCTTCTTCCATGGTCGCCGACCCACGACATAGTGTAGGTCGCGCTTGAAGCCCCATCGCTCGAGGTGGATGAGCATGGAGGGCAGGATATTGGTCAGGCAACGCTTGACGGACGGAGCCACGAAGCCACCCATGGAGCCGGGCATACCCTGAAAGCACGACTGCAGACGGCGCGCCTGAATAGCACCCTTGCCCACACCACGTCCGGCAACGATTACCTCGTCGCGTGTGTTCATGGCGAGTGCGTAATACTGCGCGTCGTTGAAATACTGAAGGTTTGGTTGTTCAATGCAATCACTCATCTTCGTCGGGTTTTATCTCTTCTTTTATCTCCTCGAAATCAGCATCTTGTATCATAGTGTTGGAGTAGCGCTTGTAGAGAGCACGTATCTTGCCACGCAGGTCAGGGATGCGCTCGATGCCGAGAACCGTAGGGTCGTCTGTCGGCTCGAAGTTCTGAGGCACTATCTTGTCGAATTCGAGGTCGGGTTCGTCGTCCTTGTCGGTGCGGTTGTTAGCCACGAGCACCTTAGAGAGCGCAGCCACCGACCGGAAGTCGCCGGCGCGACGTGCTGCAGCAATGTCCTGCTCGAGAGACTTGTTAATCTTCCAGCGCATGAACTCCTTCGTAGTCTGCTGAAGATTGCCGAGTAGCACCTTGACCAGATGCAGATCCTCGTAAGCAAGAGAGCGCGACACCTTGAACATAGCCATATCGTACTGCACCAGGTCGTTGTCAACCTTTGACGGGAACTGCAACCAATAGGCATACATACCGCGTATGCGATGAAGACGCAGCAATACACCCTCGGCGACACGGAGCTGACGCAGTTCAGCATCGTCGAGGGTGACATAGCGTGAATATTCATCGAGGTTAACTGGAAGCATATATATAATGTATAGTATTGGTTGTTGAGAATGCTAAGTGACAGCAGAAAGAGCGGCAGCAAGCAGACGCTGACACTCCTGAATAGAATAAGGAGAGCCGGCAAGCGCCGTATCGTGAAGAGTGCGGCGAAGCTCAAGCGCCGTGGCTGATGCGCCACGAACATAAGCCGCGCGTGCAGGACAGCCAACAGTGGCTATGTCGTCGCATAGCTCACGCTCGTCAATACCCAAAAGGGCGGATATCTCCGTCGGGGTCATCATCTCCCGCGCATAGTTTTCTATCTTTGTCAGTAAGTCGTTGGAATAATCCATTTAGCTCAAGTGATTTGTCGACGATGTCTCTCAGACCGGCAAGCAACGAGTAGTAAGCCTTGAGGTCTGTAGTGATCATTGTACACTCGGCGCGGTCGCCGTAGGTCTGGTTCTGAGAACTAATAACAGCAACCTGATAGTTCTCGTTCTTGACAAGCATTATCTTTGAGTGGTTCTGCGCCAGATGCACATGGTCGAAACAGCTCTGCATAAGCCGATAGAGCTGCACCGTCTTGCGTGCAGCCTTAAGGTCGGCTACGAGCGTGGCGTTGGCTATCAGCTTGCGCCGGCGCAGACGTAGGAAACCGCAGAGGAAAGCGTCGGAGGTTGAGAAAGTAGATACGTAAACGTCGGCACGCCCGGTCTGCTTCAGAATCCATCTGAGCAAGCCGAGCGTGTGTAGCCCAGTACCGAGATGGTACTGAGTGGGAACGTCACTCAGCGGACGGAAGGGATAAGCCTGCTTCATTGAGCTTCGTTTTCAGATCGTCACCGATAGGGGCGTTGTTGTCGTTGAGCACGGTAACACGGGCTCGAACCTTTGTGAGCAGTTTGTTGTACTCGTCGAGCTCCTTAGTAGCATCGTCGGACTCGCGCGACAGACGGCGGAGTTCTGCGAGGCGGTCTACGTTCTTGGTGATATACGAGCGCGCATTGGCGATGTTCTTAGCGATATCGGCAGGCGTAGGCTCTTCGCCTTCAGTCTGAGCATCGTCAGAAGGAGCGACGTAGCCGTCATAACGTCCGAGTTCGCTCTTGTAGGTGTACCACAAGTCCTTCAGCTGCTTGAGATACTCGTAGCGGTCGCATGGCTGCTCGAAGGTTAGCAGAGTGTTGTAGAGCTTCTTTATCTTCAGCCAACGCTCCTTATTCTCCGCCCAGATATTGCGCACATCCTCTGGAAGGTTGTCGTGATCGGGGCGGATGCCGGAAGCTGCCGGAAGGTAGCCACCCTCAGGAACCTCAGTGTCGTTGTCCTCCTCAGCCTTGTGCTCGGCTTCGAACTTAGCCTGCTCCTCGATGGCAGCAGCTATCTGTGGAGTAAGTTCGGCATCGAGTAACTTGACATCTTGAGTAGTCATGTTCTCGAGACGCATAGGCAAGAACTTCTGAAGCTCGTAGCGCACCTTCGACTCAAAACGCTCAGGACGGCGCATGATGGTCTGATACATCGACATGTTGCGCGTGAGCTTCAGAACCATCTCCGCACCACGGGCAACAGACTCGCGGTCGTGCTTCTCGGCGTTGAGCCACGCCTGCATATCTTCTGTGAGTTTTTTATCTATCATTGTAAAGCAAATTAAAAGGGCGGACACCACGATCGCCATCGTGAGGACCGCCCCAGAGTTAACCAATTAAATAATTTAAACCTATTTATTGCGCGAAAAAGAAAACGCTATGCAGCGACAACAATCGGCAGGCCGGTAGCACCGGAGATGTCGCCGTCCTCGGTCTCGATTTTGCCCGGGTAGAACGGAGCAGGATACTCGTCGGATGCAACAGCCTGCACTGTTGTAGAGTTGGTATCGGTAGCAGCCTTGCCGAGGTCCTGCGAGAGCGTGAGCTCAGGAGAGAACGCCTCGCTGCCCACCATGCGTGCCTTGCCGTTGCGCTGGATGAAGAGGTAGACCATCTCGTCGTTGTTGGCGAGAGAGATGTAGCCGGTGGCAGCTTCCTCGGTGCCAGGAATGACAGCGGTGCCAGTGACCTTGAATGTCTTAGAGCCGTAAGTGCCCTGAGACTCGACCTGCAGCTGCGATTCGTTAGGTATAAGACCAATCTTGTGCCACTTCTTATCAGAAGCCAGTTTGAAGTCGCCGGTATACTTAGCGACAGCGTCCATCGTTTTTGGTGTCTCCGAGCCGATGGTTGGCCATCCTAAGATGTCGCGTTTAGCAATACCGAAGACCCAGCCACGTACACCAGGGAGCGACTTTGCTCCCGGTGTGAAACAGATATCGCCGTAAATAGATGCGGCGCCAGTACATTTTGCCATAAATGATAAGTTTTAATGTTAAACAAATATGTTAGCGACCTCGTTCAGGCCTTCTTGCGCCAGTAGCGCAGAACCTCGGGCGATACGCTCTGGAACTGCGTGCCGAAGAAGTAGTTGGCGATGAAGTCTACATCATAGTGATTCTTCAGCGACTTCTCAACGAGGAACTTCTCGTCTTCGGTCTGCTGGTTGAACACGAGGAAGATGTTAGACTTCGGAGTGAGCAGCATGAAGTCGGCAGGAACGTTAGCCAGTGGTACGAGTTCTACGTTGCTCGCACCCTCAAGAGTGCGCTTGTCGTAGTTCTGGTTGTACGGCAGCGAGCCGTGGTTGACCTGATAGCACTCGGTGTAGCAGTGGTAAGCCTGGTCGCTGAGGAAGAGCTTGAGTGGCTGCGAGCGCAGCTTGGCAGCGGCAGCATCGGTACCACTCCAATAGAACTCCTTGATGATGTCTTCGGCGTTGTCCTTGGTGATAGACTCTGCGCCCTCTACGAGGTTGCCGAGAGTCGTAGAGATGAGCACCTTCTGCAGCTCGTTGGTTCCGGCAGCGTCCTTGTCGAGGACGGTCTTGAAACCGTCGAACCACTTCGCAGTCTTGGAGAAGTCTGCGGGATCGTGCTTAGCGGTGAAGGCGTTCATGAACATATTCTCGCCAAGTTTCTTGGCAAGGTATGCGCAGATCTGAACGACGATAGGCACGTTCTTCAGGCCGTCGCCCTTAGTAACGTTAGAGCCCCAAATGCTCTGGTAGATGGCGTTAGGATCGATACCTGCCACCACGTTGCCGAAGAAAGTCTGGAAGACACGCGGTGTAATATCTACAGCTGCGTCCTCATACTTTGTCTTCTGGTAGTTAGAGAGTTCGAGATTGCCAGACATCTCGCCAACAGTCTCGCGGTAGCGGATGCCGGTGCGTACAGAGCAATGTTCTGCAAGTGCGCCGAGAGCGAGAAGTGGCATCATGAGGAAGTCTGAACGGTAGGTCTGAAAAGTCTTTGAGAGCTCTTCAGCACCGAATGTAATATTGCCTACTTTAACAGAAGCCATAATTATACATCTTTAATAAGGTTAAACACGTCCTGCGCAGTGAAGTTCTCCTCGCTGTTGGCAGGATTATCAACAGTAGTGGTGCCAGCAGAGGCCTTGAGAGCTGCGATCTGAGCATCCTTCTTCTTGGACTCGTCCTGAGCCTTTGTGAGTTGGTCCTTGAGTTCCTTGACAGCCTTGCCGGCTTCAGACACCGCCTTTGCGTTAGTCTTGTCTTTCTCTTCAAGTTCCTGAAGACGATCGTCGATGCTCTTCATCTGCTCCTGGGTGAGGGTGATGTTGCCATCCTCGTTAGTTGCGAAACCGTCAGTGGCATTGAGCAATGCCATGACGCAAGCAAAGATTTTAATCATTTTGTTTGAAGTTTTTGATGCGTGTTGGTTACGGAAGAGGTTCTTGAGCCCTTCGCACGTCTTCTCGATGAAGCTCGGAGTTGGATTGCCGCTACCGTCAACCACTGACGCGACACGAGCTGCTGCGTCTTCCGAGGCAAGTGATTGAGGTAGTGGCGGTATGCCTGCATCCTTAAATTGAGATATGTTGTAAGAGTTTGTAAATTGTCCGGTTAACTCGTTGGCTGCCTTCTCAGCCTCCTTGTCTTCGCGTATGGAATCGACAAGTCCGAAGTCGAGAGCCTGCTGCGCGGTGAGCCAGTTGCCCTTCTTCATCTGGGCGAGACACTCATCGACAGACTTGCCGGTCTTGTCGGCGTACATAGAGGCAAGCACGTCGTCGAAGGTCTTGAGCGAGTCGCGCTGCGCCTGAAGCTTGCGCACGAAAGCATCAATCTGCTCCTTGTTGCTCTGCTCGTACTTGTAGATGAGAGTGGACACGTTGTGGATAAGGAAGAAGCTGCCCTTGACGATGTCGATAGTCTTGCAGCCAAGCATGGCGATAGTGCTGATAGATGCGTTCATGCCGAAGGCGTGAGCGTGTACGTTGCCGTGGTCACGGAAAGCCTGGTTAATCTCCAAGCCATCTTTAACGAAGCCGCCGAGTGAGCAGAAGCCGACATGCACTTCTTTACCACTATTCTTATTGAGCACATAACGGACATAGTCGGCAGAACAACCGTTCCACCAACTGCCAATAGTGCCTGATATGACGAGATGATATTTCATATAATAAGTATTTACGACAAAGGTAGCTTGAGAAGCCTGTGGTACAAAATACTGCTATACCTTAATATATGGGGGTATCTCGTGAGATTTGTGTGTTACAACGACCTCGTTGAGCTGGTTATCTTTGACAGCATCGGGGCAGTTCTCGGTGATTTCTACAGACGGGTAAGGTCGCTCAGAGGAGCCAACAAGAAACTGACGATCGTCGATGAGTGTCACCTTGAACACCAGATGACGGCGCTTGATATTCAAATCGTCAGGTGTAAGGAATTTCAAAGTGGTGGTTATAACCTTGTTCTTGTCATCTGTCTTGGTAGACGAGACCATAGACGGATGATCTTTGACACAAATTGAGCGCCACAAGATGTTGGATGGGATGCGGATGGTGCGGTTGGCGATGAGGACCGAGCCTTCGAGTTGGGTGCTGTAAGCATAAGCTACAGACTTAACGAGCTTTATCGACTTCATATAGAGCTATATTTATATGTTGAACATAAGTGACGAACGGGCGCGAACAAAAATGGGCATCTTGTCCGTGCGATTTATAGAATATTTAACAGTTTTTATTGTCGCGCACTCGAGATCTGCGTCTGAGGTCGATACCATGCTTAAGGTAGGAGTTGCGCATACGTTGGAAACGCATCTTTAGCGTGTAGTCGTACTCGACATCTATGCCGTTAGCTTCGCACCACGCTCTAACAGCAGAGAGTAGTGTGCACTGACACAGCTCGATGTCGGCGAGATCACGCCAAAGCTGGAGCCTGAATGTGTCCTCGATGCACTCGGCAACAGCCTTGCGGGCATTGCCAGAAAGGTAGTTGTAGGTGACGACCGGCTTCTGCTTTGAGTCGGGGATGCAGATAGCAACATCATCATCGCCACGTGTCAGCGGTAACGAACCAGGCTGGCGCGTGAGAAAATGACGGATGCAAGCATTCTCTGCACTTTGAGCCGGGAATACTACAGGGTCGCCGAAGTGATGGCGCAGCCATTGAGCTATGAACGGCTTGAAGGAGATGTAGACGAGATATTTTGACACAGATACTTGGTTTAAGATGAAATTTTGTTTACCTTACAAAAGTAGGAAAAATTTACCAATAAACCTACTTTGTAGAGATAAAAGTCTTAATAATTATGTCTTCTGTGCGCTCCTTCTTCTACCTTACGTGCGGCTAAGTATAAAGTTGCAAGAAAATTTTGTGAAGTTGTGATTTGTATGATAATGATGGCTAAGTGAATGGCTATCAGTGTTTTGACTTTAAACAAAGTTTGTGTTGCGTTTTGTGATTGCACATTGAAGAATGTGACACCAATACAAGGCTCGAATGGTGTTGCAAACTTATTTTTTTTGTGATGAAGTTGTGAAGGCTTTTGTGATAGTTTGTGAACAAGCCGTAACCCCTTAATTTACTTATCTTTTTGATTTTTTGGAACATCACATTACAAAATCACAAAGTTTTTGTACAGAATAATAAAGGGGTGTCGGGGAGCAAAAGGCCACCATGAGAGTCGAGCCTACAAAAACCTGTGGAAGAATGGAACAGTCTGTAAATGATGCAAGCGAGTTTGCGATAAAAATAAAGGCGGGCTGCATAGGTCTTTAAAACCTGCAGCCCGCCTACCCATTGAAGATTAAAGCGAAATGATAAAGTAATATTAGAAAGGTTTCTCGTCTTCTGTTGAGAAACAAAGGTCTTGTTCGGTTGCGTCCGTTTTGGTGTCTAATGAGATAGAGCGTATATAAATCATGTCCTTGGTTTTGCGCTTGTCTGGTGCCACCATCACCGATCGCTGTATTCGACCGCCTGTATTGCAGAGGTCAGGCGGATTCATGCAGTCAATCCAAGGACATAGTATGCAAAACGACTTGAGCTTCTTGGTGAATGCCTGCATTGTTATTCGGTTTACGTTAGCAAAGCGCTGATACTCGTTGAAGACATCGTCACGTGGCAGGAATTCGTCAAGATGTTCGCCGTCGGGTGAGAAGTAGCCTTCTGCCCAGTCCTCGAAATTGGCGCCCATGGAAGCTTTAAGATGACGCTTCACCATGTTGGCCATAGGTGGCTGCAGCTTTAAGCCAGAGTCTTTAAGTGAGAGGTAAAACCTACAACACTGAAGCCAAAAGTTAATGTCGGCGTTCCACTCGTCCTCGCTATACTCGTAGTCATACAGAGTCTTGCCGAAGTCAGCACGAATATCTCTTGTCTCTCGATAATCATTATCCTCGGTTTTCTGATGGTACCAGTCGGAGAATACCATATACAGAGAGCGAGCTTCAGTAGACGGGTCGAAGTTCTGCGGTACATAGTTCGTGGTAAAAGCAAGCTTAGGCGCATCTTCGAACTTTACAGTGAATATTTTGTTATTCTTCGGATTGACCGTCATATCACTCGTGATGTTATCGTAGAACGGGCCAAGATTGAGATATCGGTCGCAATCGTCAATCAGTAGGATACCTGTAAACTGGCTGACCATCTCAAAAACATGAGGATTGTCCATGAGCTTCGGATTTCGTCCGGACAACTTAACCGTATTAACCAAGAACGAGAGCGTTTTGAAGAAGAAAGATTTGCCGGAGCGTCCGTTGCACTCATCTTCTTCGCCAATCTTGTTGTCCATGGCCATCGGTGCCCAACAGCGCGCATAATCTTTGTATCGATGTAGCATGTAGCCAAATGTGAATATCTTATTGATGAGATTCTGTTTTTGTTCTGCTATCTCGTAAGGTTGCAGCCCCTCACCATCAATGCAGAACGGATGAGCCTTGATGTATGCCGCTGAAGCCTCGCGGTCATCGCCGAAGGGAACCTCCGTTTCCTCGCGCCAGTATAGTCGTGAGGTATTGATAAGATAGCCAAAGAAGTTGCTCTTCACGTTAAGGATATCTATATCCAACAACGCTTGACCATTGTCACCCTCTTTACGCGTAATGCGGAACATATCGGGCAAAGCCTTGTATCTATGAGGAATGACGCTCTCTTCCCAAACGAAGTTGTGTAAGCTATCTGCACCTGGATCATACTCCTTCAACCCATTCGGACAAGATACAGTAGGCACGCACACCTCGACAGTCTTGTTGGCAAAGAAGAAGAACTGCGAGTCTGGAGTGTAATTGGTGAAGTCCAGGTCAATCTCTTGCAACGACTCAAGAGCTGCAGGAGATAGCTTAGTAGTATTGAGCACCAGATTGAGGATGTTACGGTCCTCGAATCTATCAACAACCCATCGCCGGATGAACTCACGTATCTCTTTGACATTGACGCGCATCACAGTGTTACCCTCTACGCGTATAAACTGCGTCACCGCAGAGTTGTCATCATGGAGAGCATAGAAGCCGTTAAGTTGTAGAAAATTATATAGGCAGGCTGTATCCACCTCCGTTTTCATCTTGCCTTCTTTGGTGTAGTATTGCACCCAGAACTTTGCCGGCATGGCCACTCTTAGCAGATTACGGAAATCCTTACGCTCACTGTGTATCTCGAGCCAGTCGCGCAGATCCTTGCGAGGTTTGCCTCGGTTGTCCTTGTATGTTTGTAGTTTCTCTGGGAGCCATACGGTATGTATGTCGATAAAGCGCAGTGCAAGCTCCCTGCCTTTGCGACGCCCCGTCTCGTCGATATCGGGTATATTGTAGAGTACCTCGACGTACTTCATTATCTCCTTATACTCGTCGACCGAGAGCTGATAGGTCTCGGAATTGAACCACAGAGGAAAGTAGCCCATGGACTTGCAGCAAAGCGAGTCGCGTTCACCAGAGCAGATTACCGCTTCGGGCAACTTCTGCTCTTTGTACGGTTTTCCGTCCTCGTGTGCTGCGTTCCACTCTTTCTCTTCCTTGGCATTGAAGTCACGGTATGCCTTCTTGAGCTCCGCAAGCCCGTTAATGTAGAAGCGCGGCTTGGCACCTGCAGGCGTGTACGAGAAACGGAAGCCTTTGTCGCAGTTGTAAGGCTCATAAACCTTATAGAATTTCTCTTCCGGCTGGTCGCCCACAGCCTCTTTGATAACACACTCGCGCATGAAGATAGGATAGTGCTCGGTAGAATACTTGACAGTAACCTTGCGGTCCTTAACGTTGGTAATCCATTTGACGGAGTGCCAGTGCAATGCATCAATGTCAGTTTGGGTAACCTTCGGGCCAAGAACCTTAAGTTCTGCGTCTGTAAATTTCTCGTTGAGTTCGAAGGAGCGTGTACCGTCTTTCTCGTCGGCACAAGCCTCCCGCTGGCGAATCTCCGGACGGTTCACCGAGCGGTCGAGTTCATCGCGTATGTAGAACTGTGCAGCCAGCTTCAGTATCGCCTCGTTGAAGCGTGAGCGGTCGTAGCCATTCTCGCGCATAAAGATGTCTATTGCATTTTCGCCACGACCTTCGCCGCCGAAGTCCGTGACCTGCCAAATCGCGCCATACCTTTTCGAGTTGAATTGTCGTAAAGAGGCCGACGGCGTACGCTCGTTGCGTATAGAGAAGTGCTTGTTCTTCTGGTGTACGCAGTCACGCGCCTGCGGATATATGGACAATATAATGTCCAAACCTCCGTTTGTTGCGTTTAATATTTGTTCTACTGTAATCATTTCGCTTGGGTTTATTCTCTGTGCAAAGATAGTGGCAACGCTTGATTGCCACAAAACACGATATCACACTTTATTTTCGTTTTCGAAAGACATTGTCTCCAAAACACAGCGGAGCAATAAACTTGCTGAAAAAGGGGGCATCCCTAAGCTCAAGTGCGCCATCATCATCAAAAGTTACAGTGGGCCTTATCCGCGCATCAGAGTCCGGGCGAAAAGCCCAACCGTCTATCCACCAGACGTAGTCTTCAAAGTCAAGAGGTTTGTCCTCGAAAGCCTCGCACTTACCATTTACACCAAGAAGACAGCCATCTTTATATTGGATAATGTGAAAGTCCTCAGACAGCACGCCCATCTCCTTCAGATTATCGATATGCTTTATGTATTGTTCTATTGTTATCATATTCGCATTTCTCTATGTTAAGGTATTCAACATATTTGTTTTTAATTAGGCAAAAGCACCCGTTAATGCAGTTGCGCTTATGCTTGCACGTGTCGCAGATCAGAACCACTTAGTAGTTGTTAAGACGTAAAACCCTAATGATATCGCGGCAATGGCTAACGCCACATTTGACCTTGATGCGCATGAGCTGCACCTTGACAGTGTGCGCATTTTTGCCGAGCCGTTCGGCGATCTGCGTAAAAGTAAGCCCCTCGAGGTAGAGGTCGGCTATCTCTCGTTCGCATTTGGAGAGGTTAACCATGGTCTTAGGGCGACATATTACTCGTTCGTATTCACAGAGGCCACGTAGTGGGCATCGAACCTCTTCAAAGTGCAAGATATCGTGCTCGATGTCTTGAGTAAGTAGGTCGTGCTCGCCAAAGTTGCAGCGTATGAACCGCTCAACCATCTTAAAGGTATTGCGACGATATAGCTTAGCAAGTGCTGCGTAGCTCTCTGGGAACCTCGTCTTGATGACATTGTGCAGCTCGTCAACAATATCGGTATTGAACTTGGTGAGTCGCTTGGACTCTTCGCCAGGCTTCTTGTAGTAAACAAAGCCGTCTGGTGTAACGAAAAACTCCAAAAATTTTAGTATCGCCATAAGTCCTCCTTTTTTATAGCCTCCGTGCAAGCCATGCGCTCGAGAGTGTTAAGTTGGTAAGCTGCGACTCCAGATAGCTTACGTCGGATGGTGTTATAGTTTAAATCGTATGTAACCATCAGGTGTCTAAGGTATCTGCCTTTTTCTTTTTTTGAAAGGTTAGCAAAATAACCCTCCAGGTACAATGAATCGAAAATCTGTTCCATTTGCTTGTTTATATCGTTTTAAGTGTCTAACTTTGCTGCAAAGATATAAACAAAAATGGACTAATACCTACTTTGTTAAGATTTTAACCCTTAATAAAGTGGGATTTAACCTTTATTAAGTATGAGGTACGAAAATAATACGGTAAAAAGCGAAAGAGTGAGAGAACTGCTTGAGCGAGCAGGTATTAGTATTGGTGAGTTTAGTAAGAGTCTTTGGGGAGCCAAGACGCACAATACTATAACATACTTTGATGCTCGACCAGATGTCAAAGTCTCAACATTGGTGAGAATGGCTGAAGTCTTGGGATGTTCAATAGAGGACATCTTGATAAAGTCGGACGGTACGTCGGACGTACCTACTATAAACGGACACTATAATGTGGTTAATAGTAGCTATGTAAATACCGATGTGACGTCGTTAAAGGCTGAGGTAAAAGCTCTGAAAATGCTCATAGAGGAGAAGAACCAGCGCATAGAAGATTTAAAAAATGTCAATGCTGAACTTGGTGCGAGGCTTGACATGGTCCTGCAATATGGACAGAATAGAGACCATTAATAATGCAATAATGTATAACCAAAGCTATTGCCTCAAGAGGGTAGAATATATCAGCAATAGCAGCTCAATCCTGCCTCCGCAACTACAAATGGTCGAAATTCCTTTATACAAAGGGA